GTCCGCGAGCAATACTGCCTCGCGACCCCATATGGGAAGCAACAAGTTGCATAAAGCTATACAATGCGCAATTTTGTTAGAGAAGGAAGCAGCCAAAATCGTCTTTCTTCTGAGCCTGCTGATTCAGGTAAAATGGTTTCCTAAATCAGCCGAGAGTAGACGCGCCTTCATTACAAGTGCGCTCCTCAAGCTCGCAAAGCCACCTCGCTACGCCAGCGAGGTGCAGCGATCCCAGTTCTCTCAAACTCCGATCGTACATGCCTCATATCCACATGAGCATTCACATCCTAAGTCCGCCGCGGCTCGCACCACGGCAAGTCACTTTTGTGAAACTGTATCACGGAATATTGGCATGCAGCCTTTCTTCACCCAGATGTCGAAATCTGACCAGCGCAAAGGGCGCGAAGGGTCAAGAGTCCCGTACTGGGGAAAGGATCTCAATGCTGCCATACGCCGCACACGACCAAAGAAGGACCATGCTGAGATATTGATTGATGTAGACTACTACATGAATATGCCGAAGATCTTAGCTCGGGACTTACGTCCTCGGTTAATATACACATTTCAACCAGGACACGCAGGTCGATCAGAGGGCGAGTATAGTTACACATTCCGGAAGGATGGAAGTGTGTGCTATACCGTCTCCGGTGGTGCTACGTATGAACACAAGATTTGGGACTATGGCCATGACTGCATATGTGCATTAGATGGAAAATACGTTGCCTTCTATCTCGTCGATAGACGCTCAATTGACGACGATCACGTTGTGATCTCCTTAACCCCTCTGTATGGATGGAAAGGACGGTTCGTATCACGAGTGGTAGCAAAATTCCTGAAAGCACATCTTCTCGAAAGATTCAACCCAATAGTTGGAAATTTCGTGCGAATCAGGAAACAACTGGCCACCGGACAAGCGATCTGCACTGGTAGAGTCGACGGGTACATATCTGCCGAGCTCCCAGTCGCAGCTGACGAAGCAATCGCAGTGAATGTCCGGACAACTCAATCTCGTGTCACTTTACCAGGGATCATGAAATTCTTCCATGATGTTGATGACTTAACACTTAAAACTGTTTACGCATCAGCATTCTTGGATTTCCACCGGGCAGAAGTGGGTGGTGGAATTTTCGTGTTTCCCGTGGAGGAAGCAGTGAGAGTCTTCAGGTTCCGGCCCGCGACGTACAACGAGGACGTCCCGGCGGGTCTAACAGCTTTTATGTCACCGATTATCGACGGCGCTTTTACGCCCGAAATAAGTGAGACCAGTGAACAAGTCTCAATTGAGGAACGTGTGACTAGGATAAAAGTTAAACCTGGCACTCTCAAATTCGACATGCGCACTAGCTTGCACATGGACGAGTTTATTGAGCACCTATTGAGAGGCGAGTACAATCGATTACACCCCACGGATATCGATGAAGTCTTTGAGCGCCAGAACAGGCCTACTCAACGTGCAATTCTCGAGAATAGCATGTATGAGGAGCCGCGCATGAAAATAAAGGCATTCTTGAAGCGTGAGGCGTACCCGAATGTGAAAGACCCCCGGAACATCAGCACCTATGATGGAGCTACTAAACGTGACTATTCCACGTATATGTATGCCCTCGCAGATGTCGTGAAGCACCATCCATGGTACGCTTTTAGCAAGCCACCACGGAAAGTAGCAGAACGAGTTGCTGAGATATGTACGGGCGCCGATTTTGTCATACCAAGTGATTTTCACAGGTTCGATGGAAAAGTCTCTGACATCCATCGCATTCTAGAGAATCGGATATTGACACGGGCCTTTGAAACATGCTATGCCGAAGAAATCAACAATCTACATAAGGCACAGTATAACCTCAAGGGTGTCGGCACTTTCGGAACGAGATATGAGATGGGTACTTCACGTGGTTCAGGCTCACCTGAAACATCACTGTTCAACAGTATTATCTGCGCGTTCACAAGCTACCATACTTTCCGATGTACCAAGACAGAGCACGGGTTTTACAGCCCAGATGCCGCTTGGAAGTCACTAGGAATTTACGGTGGTGATGATGGATTAACGGCCAACATAAACACCAGTGTGTATGTTGGCGTAGCGCGAAGCTTAGGCAGTGTACTTGAAATTGAGCGAATCGAGAAGGGGCAAGGTGGAGTAAATTTCCTTGCACGCTTCTACGGACCAGAAGTTTGGTATGGTGACACGAACTCTTGCTGCGACATACGACGCCAGCTTTCAAAGTTCCATACCACAGTGAAGCTCCCAACTGGAGTCTCCGCAGAGGACAAGCTCCTGGAGAAATCACGCGCATATTACATGACTGATGCGAACACACCACTCATTGGACAGTTTGCTAAACGTGTAATTTTGATCAATCAAGGAATTCCAGCCATTTCGCAGCATTTGGGCATGGTCAAGTGGGACTCAAGCTACGAGTCAGATGACCAATACCCCAATGAGGAAGCGGATTGGATGTGGGATTTAGCACATGAGCAACTTGATAAGATCGAATTTGACTTCGCATCGTTTGAGTCCTGGATTAACTTCGGAACACTCAAACAAGCAATGCGACCGCCATTATGCGCTACCCCTCCAGTAGTTACGACAACAGACGTGGTCGTAAGAGAAGAGGTCCATGAGACTGGCATCCGAACTCAGGAGGAAGAACCAGAGAGGGTGCAGAACGCTGACCGGAATAAGAAGAAGAAGACTGAGCAAGTCCCGCGTACCAAGAAACGAACTCGACGAGGTGGACGCAGACATAAGCCTAAGAACTAATTCCGGGGCAAAGGGTAATGGGGGGGTAGGTTGTAGATTGACTGCCCCATTCGTTCTAAATAACATTAAACTTGTACCCCATTTACCCTGATAACGAATTCGAAAATGACTAAACAACAACGGAAACGACGCACTGGTCCCCCACTCAAGACGCCAGCACCGAAGCGATTAAAGTTGACGCTACCACCCGGACACAACGAACGGGCGGCGTTAATTGAAAACGCTTTGCACCCATGGACAAATGATCCAACTGCTGCACGTATCGCAAACTACCCGCACATCAATCGCCAATCCATCATCCTACCTGGTGAAGCAATGGTGAAGATTACCACGGATGCAAACGGCCAAGCGATGTTTGCTCTCAGATCAACACCGAATGGACGGTTTGCATACACGTCCACAGCTGACACTGCCATTTCAGCAGGAACATGGACACCAGACTTCACCACTGCAGCAAATCACCTGGTTGATGCAACAGGTTTCTCAACAGACGTCGACTCTTTCATCGGACTCTCAACTGGTTTGGAGTTCATGCCAACGATGTCTCTTGACCAAGCAGGCGGCTATATCCTCGGATCAATAGCCAATAGCGTGGACGAAGCTGAATCCGGGTTATCAAATCCCCTTGTCATACGACCGGGCCATGACCAAATGTACAACATTCGCAAGCCATTGACTGCTGTGTCGCGGACTTCTCACGCTGTGACGAACACCACCTCAGAATCAAGCAACAGCTCTTACGCGGATGTCATCATCCTCAAATTTCAAGGTCCCGCATCCACTGAAGTCGGTTACGTTCATGTGCGAGTGGTGATTGAAATCTTTCTTGACCCTACCGTTTCATTCGGTAAACGTCAGAATCGACCAACCCACCTCGATGACCACATCCAACACATCAAGTCCCAGCACCCAACTTTCTTCCAAGCTGCCAAGCAC